ATGTCGATGCTGCCATGTTACAACGCCTTGTTAAGGTCGATCCGTTTCCCGATCCGTTCTCGCATATGCGGTGCAGCTTCTTTCAGTGGGTTCTCGATGTACTTCCATTCTCCGTTTGTATGCAGTAAGTCCGGATCCTCGTGGATGATCAACGCATACTCGTCCTGCGCCTGACTGGTAACGATCTGGCATACGATATGCTTACCGTTACGTTGCGGACCTTCCATATGAATCCCGTCGGCCAAGTCCCCGCTGAGTTTCGGACACACACGTTGACATTCTTTGACTTCGACCTCCTCAACTTCTTGCGCGAGCGCGCGAGCGAACTCATCTGGGGAGAACTTGATAAGTTTCTCCAGGTTCTGGATCATCTTGTCCGCCCCGATGAATTTTCTAGCCAAGATAGATCTCCGTCAGGATTGGTCGTTGCGTTGAATCGACAAACGCACCGAGTGCCAAGATCGGACCCGACTCGCCGTTAGGCAGCGTGATCTTGTCGTTGATATTTACGACCACTGTGGCGTCCAAGAACGTTACGGTCGATGCACTCATCGCCACCTCGCCAGACGATGTGCGTACCTCCCGCTGTTTGTACTCCACAATTGCGGGTCGCGCTACCGGTGGCATATGCGTCGAACTCCCCGCACCACCTCCGGAGATGAACGATTCGTGTTGTACTGTGGCTTGCACTCCCTGCGCCTGCGTAAACTTGTCCGCAAACGAAATCATTGAATGCGCCAGATCCATCAACCCCATAGGTTACTCCGAGATCTCGATGTTCAGATCGAGTGTCGGTCCTCCTGTGACGTTGTGAAGTGTCAATGTCGAACCTGCCGGTACCCAAATACCCTGCTGAAATCCCACGGTCCAATACGAACCAACCGTGGCCGGTGCTGAGATACGCATGAAGAACGAACTCGGTGCCGTTGGGCTCGTGCCCCACGCCAACGCGAGTCGCGTCAAGGATGGGTCACCCAACCCATCCGAGAGAAACGGAATCGGTGTCGTTGGCGTAACTCCCGCAGCGGCAGGTCGCCCGAGTCCAAAGACACCGACCACCGCAGTCGCCAATGTAAGTGCCATCGGCCACACACGGCATCCTTTGATGCCGGCGATGATCTCGACCATCGCATTGGCGCTGGTCACATTCGATGTGCGCACGCCCAATCCATACCTTACCATGTCATGCCCTCATCAGATCCCGAACGCCAGTGGCCCGACCTTTCGGATAACCCCAGTCGTCGGGAATGAGCAAGAACACCGTATCTGGAACAGGTTTCGCGAATACGGAATCCTTGAAAGTAAACGCCACCGGACCAGCTCGAAACGATGTGACGCCGAACGTCTCGAGATCGGAGTTCCCGGCAAGATCACTCACCAATAGTTGCCGAGCGAACTCCGCGGTGGCCTGTTGAAGTTCAATCGGTATTGCGTGGATGTCAACGTACTCCCATTTGTTGCGTTTCAGCATCCCACTTCGAGGCCAGAGAAGTGATTGAACCGCATCTGTGGGGTTGCCATGCCAGAACCATGCGTTGTCCATGAGCTTCGTTGCCCACAGGATCGCGGCATTTTTCTGATCAGTGGTGGCGGCCGACCACGTGGTGCCGACCGCCGGACGGTCCAGATGATACTGTTCGGCTACCGCCAACGACACGTAGGCGTTGGCGGTAGCGGATCCAGCCGTGGTATCGAGCACAGATACCGGCATGGTCGTTTACAGTGGATCGGCCACGTACTCAACGAACATATCGACGGCCGTTGCTACCGTGGGTGTACCACCAACTGAGTGTGCCGTGATCCCTGCGTTCGCATCCTGCTGAGTATACGACGCACCGTCTGCGAGCACGACCATGTTTGCCGCACCGGCACGCACCACCGCACTTCGTGTGAGTGCCGCTATCGCCACTACGAACAACTCAGTGGCCACGCCAGCTGAGACACCCGCGATGTTAATGGAAGTCGACGTGGTTACGTTGCCGCCAATGGCAATCATTGTCGCATCAATGATACGCCACCGAACACCCGCTAGTGCCGGCATCTCCGCGAATACGACACCGGCAGTTGTCAGTGCTGCTACCAGAAACCGTCGACGAATCGTTTTGGCGATACCGAAAGCGACTTCAATCGCGCCAATGGTTCGCTCATCGGCTTGCCCACGTCCTGTGGGGTACATACGCTTGTCCATGAATGTTCTCCTAAAAAGATGAAACGGTAAACCGCGGCCCATCCGCGGTTCACCCATTCATGTCAACCAGCGAGACGGACCCACGCATTCGGACGCACGACCGTTGCACCGTACAACGCATCGAACGACCACTGAACCTGACGATGCTGCCGAGTGACCTCGAGACGCAACGCCAGACCCGAGATATCGTCGATCGCAACCGCCTGATTGCTCGCACCAGGCACGATGACTGCATCGAGCAGTGGCGCCATCGCGAACGCAATCGCATCGCGGTGGATGAGCGAATTGAGCACGTGCGAACCCTTCTTGTTGATGAGCTCGTTGTCCACGATCGCGACAACCAACCCAGGCTCGAACGTGATCGAGGTGACCGTAGCGCCACCCACCGACGACACGACCGTGTACGTCTGGGAGTGACCTGTAACACCACCGATGCCGGTGAACTGGATAATGTCACCAGCGACGTATGCACCCAGTGCACCGCCATCCACCGTGACCGTCTTGATGCCGATGGCGTAGCCAGCGCCGTTGTTTACGAGGTAGGTGCCCGCTGCGCCGGTCGTGTGCGTCGGCACACGCTGAGACATCAGCCAGTTCGCACCGAGTTTGCGACCGATCATGCCGTTGATGATGCCGTCGGTGTCACCACGGAACGACGCATCCTGGAAGGCACGCAGACCAAGCGCATTCGCTTCTGCGTCAACGTCCAAGACCATGTACCGCGGATCCATCGCCATCAACTGCTTGTTTCCAACCTTGCGCGCATCGAGGTACGCGCCTGTGTCCGATGCGAACGGAGTCACACCAGCCACACCGGAGTAGCCGTATGACTTCGGATACAACGACCACAGGAAATCTTCGATGCCGTTGGCCAACGACTTGATCGCTTCAGATGCCTGCATAGGCAGGATACCGCGATCGACTTGCATGAGACCCTTGTCGTCCATCGCGAACGGAGCTTCTTTCCATTCGGTCAATGTGACGGGGATGCTGGTGGGAGTGACCGCCGTGACTGCAGGCGGCACGACGTCCGGCGCGACTGTGCGGGTGGCCACTGCCGCCGGCACAGATACGTTCACCGTCGCAAACCGTTTTGCGGCAGTGATGAAACCTTCGTAGTCGCGATTCGCGATATACACCAGAGCCAGATTTTCACGAAGGGTCGCGAGACCCATCGCAACAATCGTGCTCAGGATATTTGTTGTTACCAGTGCTCCTGCCATGTGAAGTCTCCTTGACTGTCAGTTACGATTGACGTCAGCAACTCCACCGGAGCCGGGCACCATCTTCACCGAAGCGGGGCCGAGTCGTTCCTCACTGAGGTCGGACTCCTAGAACACGAATGTGAATGGCAACCCCATCCGCCGGACAGGGTTGCCGAGCGAACTACGGCAAAGCCGAATTCGAATGTTCGACGCGCAACGTACCTTCTCGAATCTGCTTTGCGATCTTCGGATCACCCAACTGCGATGGAGTCGGATCTTTCAATACCAACTGCCCCACAGGATGAGTCGTCCCCGTACCGCCACCTTGTGGGGCCGCACCGCTGCCCGTCGAAGGTCCGAACGCGAAATCGTTTGCCTTGGCGAACCCGACGAGCCACTCATCCATGCCCAATGGCTCGCCTGGCTTTTCCGAACTGAACTTGGTCGGCTGCGCACGTACGATGCCGTCTTTGACTTCGAATATCGACTGCGCTTGTCCAAGGACGAAATCCAATGCGGCCGGTTTGCCGCCGACCTTCGCAAACTTCTCCCCAAGCTGGGATCGGAATACCGCATCGTCGGCACGTTTGAGATTCGCTGCCGCTGCAGCATTCGCTTGTGCCAACGTTTCTTGAATCGGTTTCAATGCAGCTTGGATCTGCGCTTGAATATCGTCGGGCTTACCGACGCCCGTCTTCTTCAACGCATCCAACTCGGTCACGGCTTTCTTGGCCGCATCGATATCCAGATCACCGACCTTGGCTTTGATCGGACGCAGCTCTTCAACCTCTTTGAGCAGCGCCACGTTGTTGTTTCGAAATTCCACGACCTTACTGTTCGCAGTAGCCAGATCCGCTGAGGGTACGAATCCAACCGGAGGTGCGGTTAATGTGAGCGCGAACTTACCGTCCTTTGGTTCGTAATACTGCCGTACTGGTTCCGGCACCGCATCCAGTGTATCGATTACGGGAGTGAGTGGTGGCATCTTATTCTCCTTACGCTACTTCCATCAACCACAGTATCTCTTCATCTTCGAGTACAACTTGATCCGGTCCAATACCAACCGATATCGAACCAAACTCGGTTGCAACTGCAAACCCACTCACTGTGGCAGATGAGTGAGCTCGTCCAACGACCGAGGACAACTGACTCAACAACGACAACGAACTCAACTTCGCAATTGAGTCAGCTACTGCTCGAACTGACTCGATTACTGACTCAATCTCTAACCCATCGAATGAAGTCAGTACTCCAGCAGATGTACTGATGGATCCGATTGCAGTAGTGACCTCCAGTCCAGTGACCTCAACGATAGCCGACGAGGATACCGAGATTGACCCGACCGTAGCGTTGATCGGAGCGTATTCCTCAATGACTGTCTGCCCATGACGTTTTAATGGCGGCCACGAACGTGAGTCATCTTCGACGGCAACAACTGGAATCGTACCGTGCGCGGTAGTCCGTGTAACTGGAAGTGTAACAGTCGCGTTTCCAACGATCGGTACTTGACCAGTAGCTGCTGTATTCGTAACTGGAAAAGACGCAGCCGCATCGCCGTGAAATGAGGATGAGATAGACGTTCCAGTACCGCTGGATTGCGTAACATTGGTGCCGAATGTCAGACCACCACGAAACACTTCCCGACCAACTGCTGCACTCCCAGTCGCTGAGAAAGTTGCCGTACCAGTGCCGCGAAATACTTCAGTGGCAAGGGCATTCGTTTGCGTGACTGGAAGAGTAACTGAAAGTGCACCATGGAAGATTTCACGACCAACTGCCGTAGTTCCGGTTACCGGTAACAATACCGCCAATGGGCCACGGAAAATTTCTCGACCTATGGATGCAGTTGCAGTAACGGCAGTCGTAACTGCGAGATTGCCACGAAATACTTCACGACCAACTGCATCGGATTGAGTAACAGGAAATGTAGCAGTAGCGTTTCCGACTATGTTGACGGACCCTCCGGCCAAGACCGTAGGATCGGTCAGTTTGACGTCTGTCGGATTCGACTCACCGCTATAGAGAAAGATATCGGTCACGTTAAGGTAGTTGTCGATAACGTATTTACGGTTGTTCCTGCGACATCCGGTGCACCTGCTTTGTACGCCACAATGTAATACGGTCCACTGTCTGGTGGGTAGAATAGAAAGTTCCCTGACCCATCAGATACCTGTTCTTCGATAAACGCGTCGTTCATCGTACGGAATAGTTGCACGACGCACGCACCCAACGCAACACCCGCACTGTCTTTCGTCACTCCCACGAGTATCTGATGCGTCGTACTGAATGGTACAGACCGAAACGGTTTAGATGACCCAGTCCATCTCGTGGCGCTCCATCGCTTTCCTGGCATCGCAAGGAAGCCTTGTCCACGAAGCCCACCACCTCGACGATCCGGCATGTTAGTTCAGTACGTCCACCTGGTAATTGTGCACCGTCATCGATCCGGTTGCAACTGTTTGCGTAAAGAAGACGTCAAGAATATGCGCCGCGTTGATGTCAGTACCTGCACCCACCACCGGAGCAGCTGTTGGAAGGAGAATCGAACCATTACCACCAACTGTAGGTAGTTGCGATCCGACAACGGCTTCCGATGCAAAGTACGCACCCATCGGGAAGAACGTAGTTGCAGCGGTTACTCCAACCGCTCGGCACACGAGTTTGCACTCGAAATACCACGGCACGTTCACTTTTGCAACGATATTGAGATTCACCGCCCCAGTATCGTATACAATGGTCGTACCCGCAGCACCCATACAGATATCGAATCGTGCTGTGCCCGGAGTCGTGACCACACACGAAATTCGACCCGACATCATGAACTTTAGTGCACGCCCGATGTAGAAGAAATTCGACGGCAACGTAATTCGATTTGCAACTGGAATGCAGGATGCACGTGCGGCTGTCGTTAATGCCGGGCCGTCGGTGGCCGACATAACGATTGTTTCTTGAAAAGTCTGTAGACTCATACGTTATCCCTTGCTCGCCGTAAGGAGGAATGAATCAACGGCTACCGCTGCGCCACTCGAAATCGCCACCGAATTCAACACGAGATTCGACGTTGCGGTCCCGACCGATCCGTCTTGAACCTTTGTGGTCCCATCAGTCTTGAGGCACCGATACCACGTAGCCGTTCCAGAAGCGTCAGCGGATGAGTCACCTGTAATTGCATTTGCTGTAGCAACCCCAGCGACTCCCGCTCCAAACGCCGGATTACCGAATGTACATCGCGCCAGTTTTACTTGAGCACCGATAGCGGTATCCCCATCCGCTGGTTGTGCTCCGTCGTAGATGTCAAGGAATCCTGCATTGAGCAGTGCAGCCATCGCATCAACTTCGGCGTTGGCAGATACATTTGAGAGCTTCGGATTGAGTGCCATCAGACTTCCTTCGTCGCTTCACGCTGCGTCTTCTCCAACGCACGTTGACGTGGAGTCTTGTGGAGTCCAAGTGTCTGCCCATCATCCTCCACATAGAACCAATGATGCGGGCAGAGTTTCTGAAGCGGATCGACTGCTTCCGCTAACGTCTCACCACCAGCCACGGCAGTGAGTACCGCCGCCACGATTCTCGCTTCTTCGTTTGTCATGGCTTCTTTCCAAGTCCATTCCCACCGACCAACGCCAATCCTCCCGGACCCGGAGCGACAATGGCTTTCTGCGCATTGGCTACATGAATCTGAATCGCCTCCTTTGCAAGTTCCAACAGTCCGTAGGCGTACAGCTTGTTGTCGATCGTCCCGTTGACTTGCACTTGACCAGCGTCATCCAACATGATGTTGAGTTGTGCGACTATCATCCTCGTATCCTTATCAACGCGGTTTTCGCCGTAGGCTCTGGTAGTGCGACCATGAAGTTCCCATTCGTGCTTGAAAAGTTCTTCCCCATGTCCAACACACCCAGTACCCGGTTTCCTTTGCTGAAATTATAGATTAGTGCACCTCGTGCGGTGATTGTGGCTCGTGGCCACACTGGATCCTCCCAATCGTACATCACAACACGTCCATCTCTTAGAATTTGAAATCCTTTCAAGATCTGCCCACCCGGAACGTACCCGTCACCGATCACTTCGCCCGACGTGGTGTATGCGGCGGTATTCGGTCCGAGATCCGCATCCGCTGTGTATAATGCCATGCGATACACATCAGATGCCTGATGATACCCCACCGCGAGGTCGAAATTGAAGCCGTCGTACAGAGTTTGGACAATCATGCGTTCTCTTCTTCAATACGATAGCCTTCGGCCGTACGTTTGATGAGTTTCGGTCGCGCGGGAGGTACGATAGCCGGATCCGGTTTGGGTTCGCGTGCCTTCTTGTCGGAAATGCGTTTTTCGATCGATTTCAACTCATTTTCCGGAGTGACTCCCTCACGAGCCCATCCACCGGTAACCAGGATATTGTACCACGTTTCGAAACTGATCTCATCGGCTTGAAGTGCCTGAAGTGCCGCAGTCATTTCCTGCGCCGACAACTTGATGGTATTGTACTCCTTGTTGAGCTCCACGTCGACCTTTACATCGACAGGTTTGGCGTCAGTACCTTTCCACCAGACGACGATCTGGAGGATCATCGTGAGTCCGAGTTCAATCGACTGAGTGACGGTACGAAGTGAGGCATGCTCACCGGAGTGACGCATCTTGACAGCTGACGCCGTCTCGTTCACGCTAGGCACGTCCTCCAACATACGGGCACCCAGGACGGCCATCTGCTTTTTCTTTTCGTCCATGGCGGACATGATCGCGCCGAGTCCGCTGCCACTGAATTCGAGCATGCCGGCACTACCACTGGCGTCGAGTTCCCACACGACACTGGGACCGATCTTCATTGGGGTGCCCTGTTCCGCATTTCGTGCACCGGAGACCCATGGCGTAGGAAGTGCAACCAGATGAAGTCCGTATTCGTAGTCACACGAGTTGCGCCAGTGACCTAGATTGACATCAGCCAGATCAATGAACGGCGGTGGCTCCAACTCCGGTGTCGCAGCCGTGGCGCAGATGAATACGAACGGAATAAAGTCCAATGCCATACCGCGACGCATACTGACGGTGGCTGCGCCATATTGCACGTATTCGTTTTTCTTATCCTTGTCCTCGCGCCACAGCTGGGTGATGCACGCGGCACCGATTAACTGGACTACACGGTATTGCATGACACACGGAGTAATAAACGGATCTTTCGGATCCAACTCCTCCACGGTCTCACGCAACACGATCATTGTTAACACTTCCGCACCAGCGATACGGGTAGTGCGCCAATTGATAATGTCTTCGGCTTTGTAGCCGATGCAATACGGTCGGGCATCTGGAGATGGATCCAATGGCATGTCCACCAAGATGCCGTATCGACCTACGATCATTACTTCGCGGCCGGTTGTTTGGGCGAACATCTCAAACGGAATATTCGTGAGAGTGATGTCATCCAAGTACGTTTTGAACGTCGTTGGGAACTCCACCTCCGGTGCTTCTTGGAAGATGGCCCCGACCATTCCTTGAATTGTACGGAGGAGCGCGTTATAAAAACTTCCACGTGCACGGTAGGCGACGTTCTCCTCCGCATTCTTCGCAGGCAAGCTAGGTACATAAAGTTCTCCGGCAGCGAGTACCGCATCGCGCCCACCTTCGCAATCGCGTACCCGTTGCCACCGCGGCTTCATCTCTTTGTAGTCGTCGCGTTCGGTATTAACGGGCATCGTCGCTCCTCGGCGGCACTATTCCTGATTCATGATCGCGTGCTCGCGCATCGTTCGCTAATTGGTCCGTACGTTCATTTGCCGCATATCGACCAGCGGCACGACCCTCTTCTACCCCCTGCGCATGGGCGGCATACCGTGCATTTTTCATGAACGCATCCAATCGCGAGTTCACCGACAGATGAGTCTCTTGTGCTTTCATAAACGCGAGTAACGAGAATATCGTTGGTGCGGTAAGTCCCACGATTGCGGTAATGATTGCCGTGTTATCGCCAGCTCGAAAGATCGACACAAGTGAGACCGCCATTACCGATGCGAAACTCATCGTCACTACCGCAATGATGTACGGAGTATTATTTGGCGGCGGCACTACCGTTTGATCGATCGGATCGTTCACCATTTCATCCCCATAGCGCTTCGTGCATTTGAATTTCTGGGTTGCCGATCTTGCCCTTGTCTAACGACGCGAGCATCATTGCATCAGCATCGTCGGGCGATCGTCCATTGTTGCGTCGTTTGATCTGATCCTTCGACTCCATGAGGATCTTGCCATGGGAACTGCGCTTGTACTTGAGATCAGCCAACTGAGCTGCGAGGTCATCGTCATCTGCATCGATATCCACCAAACCGTTTTGGAATTGCTCTCGCAGATCCCAATACCCCTCCGCCCGGATGTTCTCAAAGTGTTCATGGTCCTTGGCCCGACGGCCAACGTTTACTCCGTGTACTTCATGACGCTTTAGTTCGGCAGCACGATTGACTATGCCGCGACCGATGCCGATTTCATCGACTTTCGCGGACGTGATCTGCGACCCGCCCAACACACGCGTTTCTTCTGCGGCGATGAGCATAGCAATGAGCTCACCGCACGTCGCCATCGTGTCTGGGTTGCTATCGCGACGTACAATTCGATAGTGACATCCTAGTCGTTCGCACGTGACGGACTTATTGCCACCACCACCTACGTCCACGCCCAGTTCATGCGGGAGTCCTGGGGTGAGTTCGCGTGCCTGCGCTTCACGGATCCATTTCAGCGAGATCAACCCGTCAATGGTGACGACCGGGAACTGGCCCATCACTTTGCTGATGAACAACGGGTTTAACTCGCCCCACTTACGTCGTTTCTCTTCAACCCAGAACGGACCGATCAACAACGCAGGCAGATACGCAGGAACTTTCTCGCCTGTGAAATTCGGCGTGTCCAAGTAGCCGATACCGATCACATTCCATCCGCTGCCGGGTTTGCAGACTTCGTGGAACTCCGTTTCGGGATCGTCCGGGTTGCCAATCGCGAGCATGCGCGAATCGTCGTTGGCCACGAGTGAATCTGCGGCATCCCATAGGGCTTGGGCGATACCACAGGCCTCGTCAAAGATCACAAGCACGTACCGCGCATGGATGCCCTGAAACGCCGTCGGACTCATGTCATCCGGCTTCATACCGAACGCCACGATCTCTTCGTTGCCTGCCGGCATGTCCATCAGCCACTCAGTCTGATTGCATCGACCGGGCAACCGGGCCTGTGCATGGATGCGACCTATTTCACGCCAGAGAATAGTACGAACCTGACGCCCAGTGGGTGCGCTAGAAACGACAAAGGCTTCACCTGGTTTGTGGGCACACAACCACCACGCAGCGAGTCGAGCAGCGAGAAAGGATTTACCAGTCTCGTGACAGCTATGAACCGCCGTACGACGGTTGGCACAGACACTAGCGCAGATGGCTTTCTGCTTGGACCACAGGAATTCATGGCAGCGTTCCTCAATGAAGATGGCGGGATCGCGTAGCCATTGGAGACGTTCGAGTTCGCGGATGATAAACGGCACATCCTGGGGAGGTATGAGCGGCGCAGCTGGCGGGGCTTGAAATTCAGGAAAGTCGGTTCGTGATGCCGCGAGTACCTTGGCCTTCTTTGCGGCTTTCTCGGCGCGTTGAACTTTGATGCGTACCTTCATGCGGTACCCATCGGCAGATGCAAGGGACGTCGATCCCGACTAGTGGTAGGGGACAACGTATGGCGCTGGGGTGTGCCGAGGAGACGTGTGACGAACCACCAGTGGGGATCACCGACGTTGACGCACATGCCAACGTATGGGGTGGCGGGGGTGCGCGGTACCCAGCAGATCACTGGAGTGGGCGAGTCCTGGGTAGCTATCTCAACTTGAGTATAGGACGCACGCAACGGCATACGCGAGCGAGCCAGCAAGGATGGGCAACGGCGGTGCGTCATAGAATTAAAGGAACCCGCGCGCGAGGACTACCCTGATACCCCTACCCCATAGGGATACCTGAAATTGGGCCTGCCCCAAGGCAATTTCCATACTTCAGTGAAACGAAACGAGACGCACGCGAATCGGGTGTTCTTCTAATCATCGGGCCGGAGGCTTCCCAGCATTCAACCCGACGCCATAAAGCCGTTCGCGTACGTCTCCTGAGGTTACCGCATATGGGCTACCTCCTATGTGGGGGGCTAGTCGTCGTCCTTCTTCTTGACGTTCACCTGCTTCGCCACGACAGCGCGCTGGGCCGGAGTGAGCTTGGCGTACGTGGTATGATGCATCTTGTGGGCCACCTGGTTGAGGGACAGACCCGACGGCGTGTTGGTGCGGTCCGGATCAGAGAGATCGGCGGTGGACGAAGAGGAGGACGGTGAAGACGAGGACGAGGGCGGGGTAGGGAGCGACCACACACCCAGGAGGTCCTTGGTACCGTAGCCGCCCTCGAACTGCTGGGAGTCATGGACGTCAAAGGCGGAGTCACCGGTATTCAGTACGACGGGACCGGGATTGGCGTTCATGGGGAGCGGACCCGATACGACATGAGGCGACCACACGTCGGTATTGAGCCGCACGCCGTTCAGGCGCACCTGACCCGACTGCTTGCCGAAGGTTTCGCTCTTGTCGGGATGCGTGATGGTGTAGGTACTACCAGGAGTACCGGAAAACGTGAGTGATTTCATGGTCGATAACCCTCCAAGTAAATTTCTCGTCTACGAAGTTTACGTGTAGCCTAGGTGATTCGTCCTACCTATAGGGGGCCGCCCCCCCCCCCTATCTCCGTCGTCCTCGGTGCTTGTTGGTAGCGCTGCGCTCCGCCACGTTCGATGAGTGATCGTCCTCCTGCTCCTCCACATCCTCGGTGGTATCTTCATGCATACCCGCATCAGAGGAGCCAGCATCATCCGCCTGCTCCTCGCTGCGTACGGTAGCTACCCACTCGCCTGCTGCAACAGGATCCGTGTGCCATCCGTCCTCAAGACCCAGGTACTCCTCCTCGTTCTGTACAGTGATTGGGTAGGTAGCGTACCCTGATCGGGCGTATACCTCCGTGCTCTGGTGGTACATGCGTGCGGGGTAGCTGCTCGGTCGTGGCATGCTGGTCCTCTTCTATAGGGCACTAGGTTCGGTAGTGTCTTTGGCCTGCTTGAGCAACTCCAGCAACGCAGTCTGCTGCTCCTCGCTCAATTTGGTGAGGTCGTATGCGCCTGCAGGCCCTTCGTCTAGGCTCACCATGCGGTGCGTCTCTACAGGTTTGCCATCAACATACGCCGCAGCAAGGGATTGCCACTTGAGGGAGAGTCGGAGGTTACGTGAGAGCAACCCTTCCCTGGCGCGCATGGCTATCTCGGTGCTGTGTGTGCGAACAAGGTCTTTAAGTATGCCCCGGATACTGGGCTTCCATGTCCCTGTTAGGGGTTTCAGGCGTATTTCCGCACCTGTGGAACCAGATGACGTCAGTGGCTTAGAAGACGACGATTTACGTGAGGTTTTCGCCATAGTTCTGGGTCCTAACAGTGAGTGCTCAGTGATGGTGGGTTGAACCTGACGAAACGACGATTACCTGAGCGTATTGACCGACGTACGTTTGACGAATCAGTGTGAGAAATCATGCTTTTAGCTGAGTGAATAGCAATTTCGGTGCGAGGAATAGTCGTAACGTGGGCAATTTCACGACTTCCCACGACTTTCACCGCATCACTCACTGGGTTTCTCATCTCGTAACCTCAATGTCCCTCGGTACTCTACTGGGTGTTGAATGAAACAGTCAAAAAAGCCCAACTTTTACATTAGGTCACTCAAAATAGTACTGTCAACATGGCGTAAACGGCTCAAAGTTCATCCTTGACCCGCCATCCCGCGGTGGGGTGTGGGGGGCTTGCCCTGTCTTCCTTGCTTACTTACTCTTAAATTTTACGTACCTTTAGTTTCGTAAACATTCGACCGAGCCCCCCCCTTCCCCGCCTTGGCGCTATTAATTTTCAACTTTTCCCACGTCAAACGTATCGTACTTGACCCATGCTCGACACACTAAACCTGCATACCCTCGAATCAGTCGACTCACTTCTTTCGTCGATTCCTCTGTTTCATCGATCTACACTAAGGCATTGACCCACTTTCACGAACGCATGGGCTCTCAAACCACCTCAAACCACCCGTTTTTGATTCCGTCCTCACCATCTCATCGCCCCTACTCCCTTGAATGAACTCCGGGGGATGTCCACGGCCCCCGACTCATCCTCCTCCGTTTCGATACGTTTCGCCACGTCCCCCGGCACTTTTCCTGGACCTTACGATTCCTGTAGTCGGGGGGCATGGTCTGGGGCATATTAATTGGCGTGCGGATACCACCGTCCGCCGGGGAACTATGAGGAATATCGATATGCCGTTTGATCACTTACTTACGTATACGTTGAAACGAAATGCGTACCGTCGACATCGCAAATGTCCGCAATGTCGATCACCACGCATCCTCTGCACTCAGTGTGCTCGAATGTGGTGTCTTTACTGCCATCCGAATAAGTGCCCATATTCGCACCTCCGCCTGCATACCGTTGTGCGACGTATTCGAATTCGAGTGCGAAAGAAGTAAGCGTATGCCATTCAAACACCTATCGAAATATACCTTACTCGAGCGAGCACGACGTCGACATATTCGATGTCCTCAATGTCGATCGCCTCGACTGCTGTGCTCGGTATGTGCTCGTGTATGGTGTCCATATTGCCATTCTCAATGTCCGGCATTGCATGTGGATACTCCGCTTGGCACGCCAATAATTTCGATACCTATCAATCCACCTATTCTTTCTACACCAGCACCAGGAGCAACGACGCGACGTCCGCACCGACGCACACAGCCGTCGACTCACCGGATTGAACTGCCGCCGGAACTTCAAACATCACTGAAGCCACTGATGTCGTTTCTCGCTACCCAGGGATGGACATTGAAAGCGTATAATCCAGACCCGAGCAAAACGTTCGACTACATCCTTATTGGGACCATGCCGATATTGCCGGACAAAGCATGGGAGTTCTTTCCCCAGAAACTGGTAGATATGTATCGAATGCAGCCTCCGCAAAAGTACATGAAAACAGTACCGCCACAACTCGTAGTCAGTGTGAAACTTCCGAAGAGGTAAGTATGCCTCGATCTATGCGATTACCGAAACCTCCTAGGGTGCGGAGACCCACG